AATTAAATTAAAATTAATTCCCATAACAGCCTGTTTGTCAAACGATGTTCCATGAGCGGTTGTACGTGAAGCAAACCAAATCTTTTTGTGATCAATAGAAGCCTGTAAATGCTCGTTGCCTTTACGAATAAAATCTGTAGTAAAATTCTGTTTAAAGCAAATTTTTCCATCTCCCTTATTATAGTTTCTCTTAAGAGCCCTTAACTGTTTTTGGTAATCAACACCCTCTAAATGACTTGCAAAATCTAAAAATTTAAGATTAATATTATTATTTAAAAAATTCTCAGATTCATTCGAGCTATCAATAAACTGGTAACCAGCATTATCGATAACCGTCATATATATATCAAAATTGCTTGTTAAATAATACAAATAATTAATATGATCTTTAAGGTTGCCGCCTGCCACCGCATAACCATGCACCAGAGTGCTTTGTTGGGTGTCTTCATCCAGTTCAAGTAAAGACATTGCAAAATAATCAGAGCTTGGACTATTGCTAAAACTCGGGTCAATCCCCAGTATATATTTTGATCCTGTACGTCCCTTTATAAGTGTAGTAGGGTTTTCTCCATCAGGAATTGTACATTCATGCATTTTCTTGGCACTAAAATAACTATCACTACCATCAGTAAACTGAGCACAATATTCCCGCTGAAAGGAAGAGTGTGAGGTGCCCCCGTCTTGGGCTTCCTCGATTACTGTTTTATCAATCATCTCTGGGGGAAGGGCCTCATAACCTAGTTGAGAAATGAAATATTTTGTATCTGACTCTTCAGGTGAATAAATTTTATTACTCCAATTTTTGTAGGTTTTATATAAATTTTCAAAGGTATATGATGCAGAAGAAAGAGCGATCATTTTCGAATTGTTTTCAAAAATCATCTTGTCTTCTTCCTTCATTTTTCCAGCCATTATTAAAGAGTCCTCTTTGTCTCTAATAGCTAGCCGCTCTTTCATATCATATGGTGCCACCAAAAACGGCATTAGTACCGTTTTAATAATATCCTCAGGCAACAATAGAAACTCGTCTAAGAGCAAGACGCTGGCCCTAAAGCCACGAATTTTTTCTCCGTTTAAAGGAATTGCGGTTATAGTTCCCCCATTAATAGTCCACTCAAATTGATCATTTCTTTTTGATGGCTTCGTTGAAAATGCCTGTAGTAATAATTGACTTTCCTTAGAAGCGACTATTTTTTCTAAATTATTAAATATAAATCTGGCCGTTCTAAATGTAGGGCCAGCAATTAAAATTTTAGTGCCGGGATTAAAAATACACTGTAAAAAACAAAACACTGAGGCAATAAAAGTTTTTCCGCAACCACGCCCCCACACACACATGGAAAAGTTTCTGTTCATCATGGCTTTTAATGTAATTTCTTGAAATGGCGCTAATTTAATGCCTGACAACATTTCGGTTGTAAAAGCCACATTAGAATTCAAGAATTTAGCTAAACTAATTTTAGCTTCTTTATCATTCAGTGTACCTTCTAGTTTTAAAAGCTCGCCGTTAACATCTGTGATGTTAGTTTTATATTTGTCAGGACAGTACCACATTATAGAATTCCTTCATCGTAAGCTAATTGTAAATCAATTTTTTTATAAATACATTTAGATAAGAATATTTTTTCACTTACTCTTACCGACTCTTTTCTGCCCTTTACAAATAGAAACTGAACATGTGGATACTGTTGTATAATTTTTCGTACATTATGAAAAATAAATTCAGGGGTAGCTTTTATTTTTTTAGAGATATAAGGCAGGTAAGGAAAGCTTAAGGCATTTGTTAATGTATCTTCTATTAGTACTATTAAATAAGCCTCTTGTTCTGCAGCCCTCTCTATTTCCCTGCAAAATCTATCATAATTCATTGTGCTTAATGTGGAAATAAAATCAGGCAAAGATTTTCGCTCTATGTAACAATTGCAGGTTAATTTTTTATCATTAAGCGTATAGTCACCAAATTTTAAACCATGGGCCTCAGAAGGTATATTAAATTTAAGGGGGTCTTTTTCTCTAGTGTCTACATAAATTTTATGGTCTTTTTCTAGAAAAGCTGTAGTTTCTATTTTTTTACATGGTTGATATTTATTTTTTAAGCCAAGACGCAAGCAAGTCTTATGATAATTTCCTAAAAATTTTTCAAAAGTTAAAATGGACGGTGTCATTAAAGTCCTTAATTCCACCTGACAGGGTGCATAAATTAACCCCTTTTCTTTTTTGCGCGTAATAATTAATTTTTCTAAATAAGCCCTTGCGATATCCAGCGGTTGTTGATGAAGCCATTTTCTTTGGTTAACACGTGTATTAAAATCCTTTGAAAAATAATAATCTTTAGATTTAAATTTAATTATTTTATTATCATAAAAGTCATAACGGGGATAATACTTTTGATAATACGAAGCTACCCGCAAACCATGGACCTTAAAATGGCCATGCAGTTGACGTTCTGCACCAAATTCTTTATCACAAGCTTTGCACTTAAAATTCATAATCAAAAAACTCAATATCCTCTTGGTATATATCATATACTAACTGTTGGGTTTTTTTAGTGTAAAATCTCTGGTAATTAGGTCTATTAAGAATATGACCTACTACTGATAATTTTTTTGCAGGATGTTTTATTTTTGTAAACAGCTTTTTGACATCAGTCGCAAAGTTTTCATATTTTCCAATAAAATTTAAATCAATTTTGCCGTCTGTATTCTTAAGCCAGTTTACTTGGGGCATCACCCATTTTCCTATTAATCTATTTTCTCGATTAAGGTGAAGGTTGACGTCTGGTATAGACAAATCACACGTTAGACGTGTGGGCAAAGACTCCACAAAGACTGCAAAAGAATTTTTAAACTTTAAATAAAACTTTTTATTTATATGGCAGTTTTTTGTTTCCCCCATTATTTTCTTACCCTTTTCCCATGCGTTAAGTGGATTTTTATTACTAGCGTACATTCCTTGCTCTGCCATGTGTTGATAATAAATTATATCGGCGTGAGCCCATAAGTACCACGAGATAAGACGATCCCATGGGTTTCTGACAAAAGAAAAAGTAAAATAGGACTTAACCAATTCCTTTTCTAAATATTGACCCAATGTATTATGTTGGGTTGGCGGATTTCTATTTTTTCTTTTGTTTGGCACATTGAAAGAGTCCTCAATGGCGGTGCCCCCTGTTCGAGGTATATGAATAAATAAAAGTTTTTTATTTTTTATAATCATTTTTAATTTAAAATTTCGTCTTCTGAAATCCCCAAAATACGAGCCTTGACATCGTCCATTGAAGATAAATTATCAATCTCTTCTTTTAGTATTTCTTTGCGTAATTCTGCGAGGTGGATCATCTTCTTGCGAGACTCTTCATTTTTCCACATTTCTACCAAGTTTAAAATACTAGCATTGTCTTTAAGTTGACTTTTAAGGCGATCACTCCTTTTTTCCTTTAGGTCATTTAAAAGTTTTTGTTGGCGGTTTACGGATTGGTTATATTCATTATGGGAGGTGCTTATGGCTTCAACTAAGGAGATGGAGATTCTTTGCCCCCCGGCCCCATGCTCTAGTGCAGATTCATCTAAAAGCCTTTGCAGGTGCTCTACCCGGCGCTGAATATTGGAGGAGATTACCACCTCAATTGCTAATACAATATATTGGTCAACCTCTTCCTGCGTTAAATCGGGTTTATCATAAGTATAGCGAACAAAACTAGACTCAAATAAACCTCGATCAGTAGGGGCTTCATAGGTATTAATTTGATGGAGAAACCTATAAGTATTTATGTATCCTAAAAAAGAGATTACCCCCTTTTTCTGTAGGGGCGATATTTTATTTTTATCTATTGGAATGGCAATATGTTGATTTATTTTTACTATAGTTTTGTCAAATGTTTTGGGTGATTTATATCTATCATGTATTATGTTTATTTCATCCTCTGTACGATGAGAAGGGTCAATGCCTTTAATGTAATCTTGAACAACGGTAGCCTCTTTATTTAAGTTGGTAATTTTTTCATTAGCAAAAAGAACTCTAGCGATTTCCACAAAGGTCATCATCTTATAATTATTTTCAATAAATTCTTTGTTTTCATCAGAAAGCTCAACGTCATCTACCGCTTGATATTCATGAGCAGCCCGCGCTTTTATTTCGCGGGTTGCTAAAAAAGCCTTTACTGCCCTTCCTTCTTTACTGCGGCCGTCTACGTTTTTATCGGGGAAGGCGACCTTTATAAGCTCTAATAATGATGGTGGTTGACTGGGGTTAGAATTCCAAGCTTTAATAATGTCACCTCTTTGGTGTTGGGATAAAGACGGGTTATCATTCATATAATATCTACCTCCCCCTTTTCAAGTGTTTTTTTCACTTTTTTCACAATGGATTTTTTTATGTTTTTTATCTGTTTATAGCCCGGTGGTCTTCCTTGTTCTGTGGTGGTATAATTCATAATGTCGGCCACCTCTTTTTCGCTTTTATTTTCAATATATAGGTACTTATATATTGTCCATTCTAAAGGCTTTAACTTTTTTTTCATCGCTTCATGAAGCTTGCGGGCATTTCTGTCAAAATTTTCAGGGGTACACGTGAGGTGTTTTAATTCGTGACTATGGTATTCTAATGATAATGGAACCTTTAAATCAAGGGCGTCTTTTTTATGTTTTTCCCAGTTTTTATAAAGAGGGCAATCGCCACACTGTGACCCATAAAGGATACAACCATCAGGCTCTTCTGCGGCGGCGCATTTTAAACAGGGGCGTGTAAAATTTCCATAGTTATTCCTTATCAAATTTTTCATTTGATTAGAAATTATTCTATT